GTACTACCGTGTCCATTAATTCCACAATGAGGACATTGCCATGACACTTGCGATGGGTGGTTTCCGTTTGTTAGTTGCCGTAAAGCATTTTTTCGTTGCCAGTCACTATTAACAAATGGATGGGTGCCATTGGCAACACGATCTCCGGCTAATGATGAGCCGTCTGCTCGTTTCATAAGATGATGTGTACCAGCATCAATTAATTTCTTAGCGGTTTTTCGTTGTATATCACCACCAATAAATGAATGAGTTCCGGCAGAAACTCTGTCACTAGTCATTGATGTACCATCTCGACGCCTCAGTAATGGATGTTTACCTTCAATAATCATCTTATTGTTGTTGCAGGTTGCTAAATTAGAAATTTCTTCCTTGGACATTTTAATTTTACGACTTAGTAACCAGCAAGCCCCATAATCTTCTTGATCAAAGTGAATTTGATAATGTTCAGTTATAGTTACTGCTTTGAGATTTGATGGATCATTATTTGAATGATTGCCATCTATGTGATGAATATCATATGATCTGCCGTCCGAGTCTCTTGGAATGTTCCCGATATGATTTTCGTAGATTTTTCGGTACTTGTTTGTGCCGCAGTAAATACACATGCTGATGCTCCTATAAGCGTTAGAGTAGTTGGATATTGTCAGTATCGCGAACTACATATATTTAGCCAAACTACTATAAAACACAATTTTTGTATGCTACAATATTTGAATGAAAACAAGAGAACAAATTATATATGGAATGTGTATGACATTCAGACATGACTATGGGCTAGAAAAACCTACTGGAGATAACTTTGCTAGTAAGTTAACATCGGGCATGACACAGGCACAGCGCGAATCACTATGGCGTCAAATGGCGCAGATATTTGATAACGATATATTACCACATATGGAATTTAAAAATGAGTAAATTAAAAGTAGCAGAGTTGTTTTATAGTATTCAAGGTGAAGGCAGATATATGGGAGTACCCTCAATCTTCCTACGTACATTCGGCTGTAATTTTACCTGCGATGGCTTTGGTATGCCACGCGGAGAGAAAAGTCAAGAAAGACATAATATTGTAGTAGCTAATTACCAAACGTATAATGAGCTGCCATTAGTGAGTTCTGGTTGCGACTCATATGCCTCCTGGATGCCGGAATTTAAGAATCTAAGTCCGCTAATGGAAACAGATGGCGTCGTAGAACGTATTATGGAGATCCTGCCTTACAAACAATGGGCAATGGAACATCTAGTCATTACAGGTGGCGAGCCATTATTAGGTTGGCAACGTGCTTACCCAGACTTGCTTAATCATAGTAAGATGAAAGACTTGCGTGAAATTACTTTTGAAACAAATGGTACTCAGCCGTTAACGCCAGAGTTCAAACATTTTCTAGGTGAATGGACTGCTGAAAATTGGTATAGAGAAGTTACATTTTCGATCAGTGCTAAACTTAGCAATTCAGGTGAGTTGCGCGAAGATGCTATTAAACCTGAAGTTGTACTGGAATATCAAAATGCAGGCTACGCTTACCTAAAGTTTGTAGTAGCCACAGAAGAAGATGCCGAAGAAGCCCTGGCAGTTACACAGATTTATCAAACTGCAGGATTTAAAGGTCCGGTTTATTTGATGCCAGTAGGTGGAGTTGAGAGTGTGTATGCACTTAACAATCGTCGTGTGGCAGAATTAGCCATGGCAAACGGTTTACGTTATAGTGATCGTTTACAAGTTCCATTGTTTAAAAATGAGTGGGGTACATAATATGCTAGATACTATTAAAAGTTGGTTTACGAAAAAACCAGTAGAACAAGTAGCACCAGAAGCACCGCCACCACCGGTTAAGACGGCTAAAGATATTGCCACTGAACGCGGTGAGTCCTATGTCAATATTGTCAGCATGGATATTGATCCAAATGGTATGGGCATGGGTTCGTTCGAACTAGATTGGAATGATAAGTTCATAGCTGATCTTGTTAGACACGGGTACATGATGGATCAAAATGATACTGACTCGGAAATTGTGGATCGTTGGTTTACTAACGTATGTCGTAATGTAGTATTGGAAACTTACGAACAGTACGAAGCCATGAACAATCGTGTGGTTAAGTCCAAAGACGTCGGTGGAGGAATGAGTGAAGTTGGATAGTATCAAATAATTTTAACTGTAATTTGACTTTTAATACTTGGACTGCTATACTAACATATGAAATATATTCTTATCGACACAGCTAATCTTTTCTTTCGTGCTAGACACGGTGCTTTCCGTGCGGGCGACACTTGGGAAAAGGTAGGATTTGCCCTACATGTCACACTAATGGCTGCTAATAAAATGGCACGCCGCTTTGAAGCTGACCATGTAGTTTTTGCCCTAGAAGGGCGTAGCTGGCGCAAGGACTTTTATAAGCCCTACAAAGCTAACCGTGCAGTGGCTAAACAAGCACTCACAGAGCAGGAATCCGACGAGGATAAAATGTTCTGGGAAACATATGACGCATTAACTAAATACTTGGGCGAAAAGACCAATTGTAGCGTCATACGATGTCCCACCGCAGAAGGCGATGATATTATAGCTCGCTGGATAGCATTACACCCTGAAGATGAACATGTTATTATCAGTAGTGATACCGACTTCGTTCAGTTAGTAGCACCCAATGTCAAACAATATAACGGTATATCCGACGAACTAATCACCCTTGAAGGAACCTTTAATGATAAAGGAAAAATTGTTATCGATAAGAAAACTAAAGAGCCTAAGCCTCCAGCTAACCCGCAGTGGCTACTCTTCGAAAAGTGTATGCGCGGTGATCCGACGGATAATATTATGTCGGCGTACCCCGGAGTCCGAGTCAATGGTACTAAGAAGAAGATTGGACTTACGGAAGCGTTCGAAGACCGAGGCAAAAAAGGATACGCTTGGAACAACATGATGCTACAGCGTTGGACTGATCCAGACGAAGTAGAACATCGTGTGCTGGATGACTACAATCGTAATGTAACATTAGTTGACTTGACTGCACAACCAGAAGATGTTAAGCTGACTATTGATACTAGTATCAAGGAACAGGTTAGCCACAAGGATGTGGGGCAAGTAGGAGTACGTTTCTTACAGTTTTGTGGGAAATACGAATTAGTTAAATGTAGTGAAAATGCCGAAGCATTTGGTAGTTGGATGAATAAAACTTATAGTGGAGTATTAAATGATTAAATTTTTGTTTGGTGCTATAACTTTTATAATAGTATCATTTGTAGTAGTATTACTTTTTATACTAGTTCAACAAGACAAAGATCGGGTTACGGTAACATATGATTGCCGTATGCTAATGGGAAACTGGCATCCAGATGTCCCAAAAGTGATAGTAGAGGAATGTAAAAAGAGGATCAAAGAATGATTGAAGATAGATCAGGAATCACAATAGATTTTATTGAATGGTATAATCATGGGTATGATGATCGTAGGAAAAACGGACATGATTTAGATGGGTTGCAGTGGTTGAATCAAAATATTAAATTTGATGGATTTATGTTTGCTCCTGTTGGAATTTGGTATGGCAAATGTGTTGAGGCAAAAGTGCAACAGTTCACATCACTTACCGAGTTTGTTGATTACTGTAAAAATACTGATAATAAAATATTTTTATATAATCTAACATATTATTCACCTCAGTTGACCTATAGAGATAAAGATGGTAACCTGTTACCAGTCCCTAAATTAACTACTGACTTTGGATTTTGGAAAGTTAGGTATGGTGAACTTGTACCCGAGGGAGTGCAAGCATGATAGGTAATATTAGGGAATCAAAATATAAAATAGGAGATACAGTAAAAGTTCCATATGTTACCGAAACTTTTACAATAACAGAGGTGGTGTATGATCTTGAGAAGCACTCCTCAGATACCCATATGTATGTAGCCACAAACGCTGGAAATTTTGGACTTTGGTTTGAATCAGAACTCACTCTGCATAATGTAGGAGTGCAAGCATGACATTAGTTGCCAAACCAGTGATAGACAAACAGTTTTGGATCTTACAAAAAGATAACAACAAGATCGGCAATATCGAAGCATGTGATGGTGGGTACCAAGTCAAAATTAACAATCAAGTAGTAGCGCAATATAAAACTATCAAATTAGTTGAACGCAATATCAATGTTACTTTTGAAACCATACCCAAGCCGGAAAAGAAAACTTCAAACATAGTACATGGTTATCAAGCAGCAGGTCGAGTACACAATCCCATGTGGGACGTACAGCATAAGTTACCCGTATATAACAAACAAAAGAAAAGTAAATCTTGGTACGCGGCCGGATGGTACACCGTTAAGAAAGGTCGCCATTGGACAGCAGAGCAAGATCCTAAACTAATCGTTCTCAAACGATACCCTTATCAGGGACCATTTCATACTAAACAAGAGGCACTACCTAAGTGATCAAACGCCGAAAAGTATTCACTATTGATGTAACTAATATAACTAAAGCAGATATAGAGTATTTCCGGCAAAAGTTAGCTAACGCATTAATATATGACCCAACCACAGCAGATAAGGCTCGTAGACAACTAGAATTAATAGAAGATGCTGCTGTAATTTATAAAATAACCCACAAGGAAAGAAAAGATGACCAATCCATTCCGCGACAGCGATAAATTTATGACAGCATGTGAACAAACCATCACAGGCATGAACGACGATCAGTTCAGAATGTATTCTACTCTGATTACTGAAGAATACACAGAATTGCAAGAAGCTATTGCTGCAGGTGATAAAATTGAAACACTTGACGCATTAATAGACATTATGGTTGTTGTTGCTGGTGCTATTAATAGCATGGGAGCAGATGGCGAAGGCGCATGGCGTGAGGTAATGGCCACTAACTTTGCCAAGATTGATCGCCAGTTAGGTAAGGTTCGCCGCAGAGAAGATGGAAAAATTCTCAAGCCAGAAGGCTGGACACCACCTAATTTAGCAAAATTTTTAAAGAGAGAACATTGAGCATTCACTTACAAAAGTTCATTGAACGAGTTCGTGGTCACGAGGCAAAGGGCGCCAAAGATTTTGTTATGCCCATGAAAGATGCCAAGGGTATGGCTGCTGATTTGACTGAATTACTATTAGAGCTTAGGTCTCTTAAGGAAGCTGTCCTGCAGCCACAAAAGGAAGAGGTTATTGAGGTTAAAATGTCGGGCGGTAAGTTTTAATAGTAGTATATTATTACTAAATAATACACTATGTCTAGACCTAAACCTCAAGTTCTCGCTGAACTTACTAATAAGCATTACAAATCAGAACAGATTCTAGCATCTGCCGGAATCTGGGCTGTTTATTTTGATAGTAACCCTATCAATATTAAAACGGCCAATATACTGGTTCAGTATCCCGGACCCAAGTATAAGAAGGTATCGTTCTCTAATCCCGGACACGCTATTAATCTTGCCAAAAAACTCAATATACAATTCAAGACTGATAAATTTTCAGTAATATTGTTGAAAGAAGGCCAGCAAGTTTATCCCTAGGGATTGTTATGCGAGATAAGCGTAAATTTACCGCAGAGCTATACAAGCACTTTGAAGGCTTTTCGGATATGACTACTGCCAAAGATCTGTACCAGATTATTTGGGAAAATACAAGAAAAGAGGGTGGGTTTCGGTTAACTACCAAAGGGTATGATTTACTGTCTAACTATTTGGAGTTGGAGAATCACAAGGTCAAACTTGATGCGATAGAGTTTTGGGAGTCAAAGATTTTGCTGGCGCTGGATCGCAAATTGCAGCATCCATATTATATTGACAACATAAGTTTTACAGTAAAACCCACAGTTGTTACCGTGATGTTTTTTGATAGTAAGGAAGCTATGTTGGCTATATTGTACGGGAATATACAAAAATTCCTTGACAACTATAGTTAATGTAGTTATAATATAGTTTAAGTTGCCCCTGTAGCTCAGTGGTGAGAGCAGGCGACTCATAATCGCTTGGTCGGGGGTTCAAATCCCTCCGGGGGCACCAAGATTTAACTAAATAAGTGTTTAATACAGGAGTTCATTATGAGCACATATATAACAGTAGTAAACTGGACAAGACCAATGAATGATGCTGAAAATCAATTAATGATTAACTACATCAGTACACAGACCGTAGGTAATGGTCTAGAAACAACATATAACGGTAGATTTGCTCGCTCGTGGGTTGATGAAGCTGCGGCTAATACTTTTTGCGATTTTGCAAGGTCATTACAGGAAAACCAAAAATTTCCAACAACAGCAACAGTATATACGATAGACTAATAGAATTAAAGAATTGTTGTATGAAGTAAAGTAAAAAGTGTTCCGGACGCGGGTTCAATTCCCGCCAGGTCCACCATAAACATATTACTAAATCGGCGACCGGTAAAACGTTGATTACCCGGAGCGGGAAGTCTGGATACCTTGTAGTATGTTTTTGATGGGCCTGACCAGGTTTCGACGGGGCAACAAGTAACTGCATGGACAACTCGTCACCAGATAGACGTTAAAAGTGAAAAAACCTAGACGCAAACGCATCTAAAGGCGAAGTAACTGTATCAGCTGGCAAAGAAATTCGTTTCTCTGCTCGTAGTTCAGTGAAAGCCGAAACTTTCGCAGTTTAATCACTGGCGTAGGGTAGCTTATACCTAGTAACAGAAAATAGCAATAGGGACTTCGGTCCCTATTTTTATCAAAATACTTGATTTTACCTAGTTAATTGCGTATAATTTATACATTGACTAAATAACTTTACAAACTTCCCAAAAAGAAGTTGACAATTAAATTACCAAGCAGTAAAATAACTTAACATGAAAAACACAAGCCATTCCATATCGTATCAGTTGCCCCAGACACTAGCATTATGCTGGAGTCCAGCGGTGGCCTTACGCTCAGGAAATGATTCAGTATTTAATATGATTGAAACAGGCAAGGAGTATAGTGGGGTTCGAGAAGGATGTGATGGTTAAGCAATAGCTAACGTCGTAAACTTTAAGGACCCTGGACTAGAAATACTCCAGGGTTTTTTGTTTTTGTAGTAAGTGTGATAGGCAACGCGAGCCTGTAGCGCACTTTAAACATGCTACTATTAATGTGGGCGGAATACCGGATGATAAGTTCCTGGCGATAACGGGAATGTGTAAAATGGTATAATATAAGGTGAGGTGGCAGAGTGGCCCATTGCACTGGATTGCAAATCCGGAAAACCGTCGGTTCGACTCCGACCCTCACCTCCAATTGTTGTATTTTAGCACAGTGGTTGACAGTTAAATCATCTACAGCTATAATGTTTGTATAGTAAGAAATGCAGTACTTGTTCTTTAAAAAACAGACGCAATATTGAAGTACATTACCTTAAGACTGGAAAGGGTTCCTAGGAAAGCCCGATGGCGTATCCTCATTTAAGGGTATAAATCGCGTTGCCAGAGTTGTAGTGTGTTTCAATATTGCGTAAGCAAAAAGTCCACGGCAACCTAATCAGTGCCTAGTCTGAGCCCAGACGATGAAGTAGCTGTGATGGCTACGGGTGGTTCGAGCAAGGGTCTACCTCTGGTAACGGAGATGAAGAATCTGCTCCAGCGAAAGCTGCGGTCTAACCTAACCGGCGTTGGCAACACGAGAGTTCTCCCTGGTCGGGAAGCGGATGGAAGGCATAATTAGTCAACTTAAATATGCTATAG